TGAGAAACTTTGGCAGCAACAGCATCACTACCAGGAGCAATATCAATCGCTATTCCCCTACCGTGATCTCTCGGGTCACCCGGTCGAAGACCAGAACTGATAATGTGACCGCCACCTACCTGTGTCATTATCCAATCAAACAATGCTCGCATAAGCGCTTGCCCTGGAACTAGATCGACACCAGCAAGTTGTCCACCAAAACCACTAGGGGGGCCAGGGCCAGGAGGCTTAGCACCGCCACCAGGGGGATTTAACATATGGTTGAGTGAACCATACAAACCCTTTGAATTAGTTATCCCCAGAAAGTGATTCAAAAAACTCCATTTTTTGTGCTCACCCATAAAGTCAAATAAGTTTTGGGCGAATCCTTTCATGCCCCCAAAGTTCGTTTGCATAACGTTCATAAGCTGATCAAATGATAAGCCCCTAAGTAAACCAGCGATCATTTGTTTGCCGATTGTTGTAAATTCTTTTGACGGTGAAGAAATACCCAAACGTTTTTTAACGGCATTGATCAGTTTGGTAGCAAGCACTCGCCCAGCATCCGCCATATATCCAGCGTTTAGCTTGAGTACATTAGAAGCATGTTTTGGCCAACCTCTCAACCAACTGGATGTTTTCATCATTTGTCTTGCTATGTTCTTTCTCAGTTTCGTATATGCTGGGACAAGCGCTTCCTGTATATGTCGCGCTTGCTGAGATAACATAGCTTTCTTTTGCATCCGTGGAACTGTTGCCAACCACTTATTAAATTTTTTGAAGATTCTTATAATACGTTCTGGCAACTCTTCAACGATCTTAACATCTTCATCAACCAGTTGTTTGAAGTGGTGTCTGGTGATCGCTCGCATACGCGACATATCAAGCCCCTGTATGAAGCCTACACGCACATCTACACCCATCTTAGTGGCTACTGTTGACGGTGACTTGATACCCAGGCGTTTTCTTATTGCTCCAACAATGCTATTACCAAAGTCGTAACCAGCTTTCTTTGACCCCTTTTTGAGTCCCTGCTTAAAGCCCTTATTAGCGCTTTTACCAGCTCTCTTACCTTCCCGCTTAAATCCCTTGGAACCCTTTTTATATCCTTTTTTCTGTTTCTTACCGGCTTGTTCTCCTGATTGCTCAGCACCCGCTCGACCTCGACTAGCAAAGCCCTTTATCATATTCTCAGCAAGCGCTCTACCTGCTTGCCACATGTTGCGAACGTTTTTGAGAATAGTATTTTTGAACCAGCGCGGTATTTGAGATAGATAGGCATCGCTAAAAGCTCTTATAATATTCTTGAAACGTTTAACTGCACCCCTAACAGGCCGCACAAACATAGTAACAATGTTATGTTCACCAGGCTGTATTTTGCTTCTGAAAAAACGGGGAAGTCCGCCTATCCAGTCGGCAAGATTTAGCATAATGTTCTTGGTGCTTTTCACCATACCGGTAAGTGCTGGTACCAGAGCTGTAACCAAAGGTGCGGAATTGTTTCGTATAGCGAATGCTTGTTTAGCTGGTACACCCGCTAACCAACCAACCAAACCACCCTGTATTCTTTTAACAAGACCAACCTGGATATTCTGACCTTTTCTGACTTCTTTTGTCTGTTGCTTTTGTGAGTTCCTGGTAAGGCCACTCAGTATGCCATAGTGCTTTTTATTTGCTATTTCTCGTTTCTTTCGTTCAGCTTTCAAGAAAAGAGCCATAAAATTCTTGTGCTGTTTTGTTTCACGTTTCTCTTTTTTTTGTGCTTCCTTTCTTGCTTTTCCCTCTTCCTTGCCCTCGATTAGCGCACGTTCTTTAGCGGCAGCTTTGGCCGCTTTCTTCTTTGCGCTAAAATAAGCAACATCCGCTTTAACAGTATCTTTGCGGGCTTTCTCTATTTCTTTTCTGGAAGCACCAGCGGCCACCAATTCTCTTAATCTGGCATGTTTTTCATGTCGTTTCTTTCTGGTTCTATAGACTTCTGATTGTGTTTTTACAGCTTCTTTATGGGCTTTAGCTCGTTCTTTTTTCTCTCCCGCACTGTACCCCTTACCAGCCGAAGAGCCTGCTTTCTCTCCAGCCTTGCCAACTTGCTTAGCCATCTTACCGCCAACCATTTTAGCTATGCCTGAACCAGAAGCTTTAACAACGTCCTTAATTTGGTTGAAGCTATCAACAAATATAGTTTCGAGACCGTCACCCATCATGCTAGCGCCGTCCATCATATCCTTGACACCCTTGGCCATCATCTTACGGTTGCCTGTTATAAAGCCCCACAATATTTGACCTACACCCCAGATGGTTTTACCAAGACCCACAAATACTTTGATCACACCGGTAATAATGTTGACTATCAAAATCAAGACTATAGCTAAAGCAGTAAAGGCTCCTAACAGAAGAACGCCAACACCTATAGCTAACGTTTTTATAGCTGGGATAAGCAGGGGTTTTAAGATGTTATATAGTTCGCTAAAGATATCTTTAAGGGTTGCCCACAGTTCGCCCAGTGCTTCACCTACCGGAGCAAATATCTTTTTGAGTGCTCCCCAATGTTTATATATAAGATAGATAGCGGCAGCTACAGCAGCGATAACTAATAGCCCAGCACCAAAAGCTACCACCATCGACGTACCGGCGATAGCACAAGCACCTGAAAATGCTCCGATCAACATAGACCCCAACTTTGCGATTACCCCAAACAGAGCACCGACTTTGAGAAAGGTAGCCGCTATTGCCATTTTTAGAAAACCAAACGCAGCGATTAGTGGCCCAAGTAGAGCCGCAAGAATAAGCACGGTACCGATAGTAGCTAGGACTGGTCGGGGAACGTTATCCATCGAGTCGGCCCATCGGTCTGTAAAGTTGGCTGCTTTCTCCAAAGCAGGAATGATTATGTCTTCAAAAGCATAAATAAATATCTTGCCGATTGGCTCGAAGAGACCAAGTATCTTTTTGCCCAGCATCTTAAAGCGATCACTAAGTTGCATGGTTGCATCAGACGTTTTTTTGACTGTACCGTGAGACCCGTCGAGTTTCTTTATCCACTTGTCAAGTGAGAAAGAACCTTGTCGAATGGCCGTGGCCATCTTTGGCCCAGCAATACGTCCAAATATCTCCATGGCAATCTTGGTAGCTGCCATGTCATTGGGAGCAGCTTTAATACGCTTGATGAATGACCGTAAACCAGCTTCACCTGTTTTGAACCCTTCCTCGGCAGCGGCAGCGGTTGCCATACGAAGAGCAACCGTTGCATCTTCTGCTCCCAAACCAGCCTCTTCAAAGGAAGCAAAAAGAGCGATTTGTTGTTTTGTATTCATACCTAATTTTTGGAGCATAGTACTGTTTCTCGCTAGGTTACCAATCAACTCGTCAATTGGGATACCTGTTTTTTGGACAGCATACGCCAGCATGTCCATAGCTTTCGATTGGTTTTTAGCTGAAACCTCATTTTGTTGAAACCACTTACCGAGTTCTCTAGATATGGTTACTGGGTCACCGCCCAAGATTCGAGCAAAATCAAGCACCTTCTTGGTCATTCGGTCAGCGGCTTTTCCTGTCGCGTTAAAGCGTTGTTCAACGTTAATTAGAACACCAGCAACGATCTCTGAGTCCTCTGGTACAGTACGCCAAACCTTACCAAAGCGAACTTGTAACTTTTTAAGTTCTTTGCCTGTGTAGCCTAGTTGACGAGCGACAAGCATGTACCCCTTACCAATCTCAGCTGCGGATTTATAGCCAATTAACCCCAAGGCAGCTATAGGCAAGGTTACATTCTTGGTAAGCGCAAGTCCAAGAGCGGACATCTTTGTTCCGATCTTGTTCATTTGGCTAAGGAATGTGCTATCCCTTGCTATAATATCAACCCAAAGGGTTCCTAGATGTGCATCAGGCAAGTTCTTCCGCCTCCTTTTTCTTTTTCAGCTTTGCCTTATGCTGAGCATGAAAATCAGCAAGCTTACCAACTTCGGTTAGCATCTCCGACCTAGACATCGTGCCACCGAGTTCTTTCTTACCCATCAGCTTGTCGATATCCAATAGCTTCTTTTCTTGCTTCATTTGAACAGCTACCCAAGTCGCATGAACGGCGAGCAAGGGCAGCGTGTGTTCCTGTTCAAATTTTGTGGCAGCTTCAAGCGCTATATCAAGCTCTCGATAAGTTGCCTCCCAAAAATCTTGTTCTGTCTTTTGACACAACACTATGTAGTTATGTCGAATGTAGGCCCAGTCTAGCTTTTCTTCTTGGGTCGCTGGCGGTCTTTGGGAGTCCCAGCTTTTTTTTGTTCATCCTCCTCGGGCATAGCTAAGTCCATTGCCTTACTGATAGCCACTTGAAACTCGTCAAAGTTATCGACACTGAACATTTCACCGACTTGTAATTCCGTGAGGTCAGGATGGTTAGCCTCTAAACCTACGAACAATATTTTACGGAGTTTTCCAATAGCGCCGGTTGGGTTCTCTTCAAAATCAAAGGCTGCTTCGAGATTACCATAAGCATCCTCTAATCGTATAAGAGCATTTAAGTCAAAGCGTAAAAAGTACTTGACTTCCTCAACCTCAATCTCAACGCTTGATTTCCGTAACTTTGAAATTTTGTCACCTGTTGCCATTGTGCTCTCCTTTTAGTTGTCGCTTATGACGGCTCATCAAACGTTAGTTCGCCACTGATCTTCAAAGTAAAACTTACCTCTGCCTTGTCGTCAAAGGGTAGAGAAACCTTAAAAGCAGTCAACATACCGCTGCCGGAAAAACCATAGCCATTTGGTGCGACTACCGCAAAAGTAACCAGCGTAGTGTCCTGTGCAATAGCGTCAATGACTTCTTGCATACCAAGATCACTCGGTACATAGTTGCCTTCACAGTCGATTTCTCCTGCTTCGATCAAGCCCGGCAGAAACTCTTTCCAGTAACTTGAGTCGTGACTAGTTACATCAATGTC